TCATCAAGGAAGAGTAAGTTTACAGATAAACCCCGGATAGATGAGCCAGATGTAGCAGCTGCAATAATACGGGAGTTATTTGAAAATTCAATAGAACCTTTATTAAGTGCCTTACATCCCGGCTGTAGAAAGAACGGTAAGTTCTCTAGCATAAGGGTAATCCTAGCAAGCATTTCACGTGCAGTAGCACCTTTGTTAGCTAAGATAGCAATTGTTTTTTCCGGATGAAAACAAGCATACCATAGTAGATATCCTACAGATGATATAGACTTACCAGACTGACGACATGCAAGTACAATAGAGAATCGATTGTCTCTAAAGTGCTTAAACATTTTTTCTTGATAGGGATATAGATCAAAAGGTACTAACCCTTCATCGAGAGATATAACTTTAATATATTTACGAGCAAAATATGCAGGATCTTGCATGCACTTAGCATATTCAGTAACTTCATCTTTAGTGAAGTTCTGTTCTATACCATCTCGTTTAACATTAGGATTGCCGAGGTAGCCGGCTGTGTTATTCTTCAGACTCAATGACATTAGCTTTTTCTTCAAATTTAGAGGCTAACATTCTTTGAAGATCCGATGTAGATCCAACAAAGACGTTATTCTGCGTCATACTATTAGGTAAAGCTGAGGCATTTGCATCGACCTTTTCTACTTCTTTCTTTTTCTTTTGAAGTTCCATAAGTCGATCAGCGATCTCAGCGTTTTGCTTCATCATATTAGATAGGACTTCAAATGCACGAGGATGCTCTGATTCACGAGCTAGTTCCATCATAAGCTCTAAAGCTTCATCACCTTTATCTACTAGATTATAGTACTTTGCACGGGCAAATTCATAATCGTCATCTATATCACTTTTATTCATTTTCATGGTGTTATCAAATTATCGTCTGTTTCATCAATGCCAGTACTAATATCTAGCGTAGCTTGATCCCCAATGGCTGCAACCTCTTCTAAGAAACCAAATGTGTCTAGGTCATTTAGATCAGCTGAGGAATTAAGAATAACATTCTTTGTTTTGACAGGACCATAGAACCTTACACGTAATTCAAAGCTTAGAGTATACACTATAGCTCTACGAGAAAGAAAATCACCTTCATAATCGTCTGTTAAATTAACAGCATTTAATACAATAGGTACGTCAGTCTTAAGACCAATCTCTGGTATTTCTTTAATTGTTATTGTGTAGTCAGGTTGGAAGTAAGGTAGTATTTGCTCTACGACCTGCAAGGCATCATCTTGATTCTTAGCCATTATAGAAAGATCAATATTCATTCTATATGGCGTTTGTGTATATACCGCTTGCCGTGTACCATTAGAGATAGTACCTAGCTTAAGCTGGTTCATCTTATTTACTTGAGAAGCAGCATCATATGTCATTCCAGTAATTTCAAATGACATACGAGGAAGCTTAATAGCTACACCACCCTGAACTGTACCAAGTTGTGACTGACTTTCAATACGCGCTAAAAACTTTTGCTTAGGACCATATGCTAGAGGTACACGGGTAATACTTTTAACCTCACCATCACCATCCTTACGAACTACTTTTAGATCGTTAAAGATAGTTCCGAATGCTGCAATAGTACGGCGTATAGCTGCGTGATAAAAATGTTCTGATAACATTAACCAAGGTCTCCAAACGGATTATTTTCACTGAAGTCTATAATATCACTTTGAACAGCTTCAAACTCTTGATTCTGGGATTGATCATCGTTTCCAAATGCTTCTTTATCTAACGTATCATTAATTTGATACACGTCTGTTACGCCCCACGAAGCTCCAGATGTTACACCAACTAAATTAGAAACAAGATTGAAGTCGTGGTATTTACCGTCTGTAGTAGCCCATTCGTTTATGGATATGATTCTTGTAACTGAGTTAAAGTCTACAACGTTGCCCGTAATATATTCACCAGAGCCAGCTGTAATCTCTTGCTGAACATTTTCCCCAATAATAAAGTCAATAGCATTATTGTCTGTACTAAGATGGATATTAAGCTGAGGGGTAGCTTGACTATTAATGGCGTCATCCAATGACTCAAGGCCAGTATTAAACTTCTCACCAGAGAACTCAAAGAGCTCGCATTGAAGCTTATAGACAGGGAGATTAGATAACTGATAGAACGGCTGTTCGTCTTCTACAAAGCGAATCTCAAACAAGCCTTTTGAGAGTGGAAGATATAATAAATCACCCTCTGAAGGACGAACTGAGTTAATGCCATTGTTATGAATACCGATAAGCTGTTCCCAGCGTCTCCTGGAAACAATAAAGGTGGCTTGGTCTCTAATCTCTACACCAAACTTAGATAAAAGGTCCCCATCACCTTCGAATCCATCAACGCTCTCGATATACATCTCAATAGTATAGGAAGCATCAAATGTGCTTTCTACATCTTCATTAAGTATAGTATCTTCGTGAACAACATCACGAGGCAAGTAATAAATATCTTGCCCGTACATTTTCAGGGATTCTATAACGATGTCTTCGTAAAGGTTTTGTTCGGACTTTACCTTTTGCGAAAAGTAGACATTAGTAGCCATGGGTTACCCTACAAAGAAGTCGACAGGGGTTTCATAATTTAATTGCATTTGCTCTCTAATTGTATTTAGCTCTTCGGTAGCATCATCAAATATCTGACGAGCATTAACAGTAACACCGCCAGGCATTGTCATACCATCAAACTTAATAAGGTTTGCACCCCATTGCTGTTTAATTAGTGCTGTAGCATATTGCTTTAAGAACATATCATTATATACGTCAGGATATGTAGAAGGACTTACAATAGCTTGACACTCTACTACTATATAGTCCCCTACTTTAACTTCTGTTTCCCAATCCATATCGATAAAGAGTTTATCCATATGTCTATTATATCGGGTAAAAGTACCTGATCCGTTTAGCTTCATATCAAGCAAAGATATGTATTGCTGAAGCATCTCATAGTGTACAAGATCACCAACATAGCTCATATCATATAAATCATTCAGGTGTAGTTGATACTTAATATCAAACATACTAACTGAAGAACTTGTTTCGCTAATAGGAAAAACGTTTTTTACGTAGATAATACTATTAGATATTGGTATACTTCTGTTTGTAATATCGTCAGCTGTTATCTCATGCTTTAGATAAGTTCGAATAGTTGCATCATGATGATACTCTTGGTAGAACTGAAGCGCATCATCAATTCTATCTTCGATCTGATCATCGTCAACATTTACTTCAATAACTGGAGCTCCTAGTCGGCGTAAACAATACTCGACTAGGGTTTCTCTTGTTGTTGGATTAGGCATTAGTTATATCCTTAGCCGTAAGTACCGCCATTAACTTCAATTACTTCAACATTACCAGCTGTTACTTGGAAGTTGTCTGTGCTAAACTTAGCAACACCTAATGTTGATGTTGTAGCAGTATTTATGAAGTAATCAATTGAGCCTGCTATATCGTTATATGTTACTGCAATATTGGTTTGTGTTCCAGCTGCAATAGCTATTGATAAAGCGTCTTGTGCAGCTTCATCAAAGTCTGTAACTTGTGTAGAAACAATTGAGATAGCAAGATCACCAGCTCCTGTTAAACGACCTTGTGCATCAACTGTAAAGGTTGGTACAGAATCTGCCGCTCCGTAAATACCTGCTGATACTGAGGTATCATCTAGGTCATAGGTAAGAGTATCTGTACCAGATGTTGCTGTAGCTGTTAAACCGATACCACCAGCAAACGTTAGTGTTTCACTAAGAAGATCGATTGAAGAAGATGTACCACCATCAGCATTAATGCCTAGTGTCGTTGCTACGTTAACAACGCCAGCTGCTGTTAAACGACCTTTTGTATCTACAGTAAAGGTTGGTATTTCTGTCTGTGATCCATATGATCCTGCAGAAACACCTGTATCAGCTAGGGTAAATGCTATATCTGAATCTGATCCACCGTTAAACGTTTGTGAGCCAGTACCATCTCCAGATATTGAAAGAGTTCGTGTAGTCTGTAAGATTGTAGCTGAACTAGCATTACCTACCAATTCACCATAGAAGTTTTCAGCTTGAATCTCTGATAGAGCAAATGATGCGTCTGTAGTATCAATGAATACGTCTGAATCTGGCTCTGGAATATAGCTATCGAATACTTTAAAACGACCGTCAGACGAATCTCGGAAGAATCCAGCGTGTGCATATGAACCATCGTTATATCCAGCTGACCAACCAAGATCTGGATTAGCCGCTGTTTTACCTCGAGCAGTACCACCTGACACGTAGGTGTCTGTAACACTAGACTCAACCGTAAAGGTATTTGAAGTAACAGCAGTAATCTCAACGCCTACGCTATTAATATCAAAAGAAGAAGGAGTGCATCCTGATACAGTAACGTTCATGCCAACTACATAATTATGCGAACCCTCTACTGTATAGACTACGTTTGTTCCGTCTCCAACAGCGCCAGTAATAGTAGTTTCAACACCCTGATTCAGATAAATCATGTTATCAGAAACTGCCAGGTTTTGAGCAGAGATCGTAGTAGTAGAACCACCAACAATAAGATCACCGTCGATCTGAAGGTTACCAGCTGCATCAATATTGTTAAAGTAAACGTCTGAAGTACCGGTCTGGATATAGTTACGAGTTACTACGTCTTGTGCTAATGTTGGATCAGCAACGTTAGAGATTCGAGTTGAATCAGCTGAAATTATACCTGAACCGTTTGTAGATAATACAATGTTACCATTTACGTCAAGAGACGATATAGTGTTACCGTTAAAGTCTAGGTTATCTACTTTAAGATTATCTAGCTTCTTATCATTATCTACAAGAAGAGCTGAACCAGCTGTGAGTGTACCAGGTAGGTGATCTAGTTTATCTGTAAAGTATTGACCACCGATAACAAGGTGTGATGCCGCATCGCCACCTGTCTCTGCACCAATACCAACATATAATCGGCCACCACCAGCAACGGTAGTATAGTCCGCGGCTGAATAAGCTAATTCACCGTCACCTAGTACACTAGGATCTCCAGCTGTACTGGTTCGTTTTAAGCGAATAATAGTAGTAGACATCTAAATCTCCGTTGTCCGTTATTTTTAGTAGTGTCCGCCTTCGAAACTAGTTCCATCGGCTAATGTTTGTTTTGCTTTCCATTGCCCGGCTGTGGCATCCCACACGAGCATTGCACCTTGCTCTTTCGCTGACATGTCAATATCAGTCATATCATTAAGAGATACGGGTGTTCCTATACCAATAGTCTGGGCTCTAAGCTTATCCCTATTAGAAGATATCTTGGCCTTAAGATTTGTTGAGGGATTAATCCCAACAGTAGCTTTTATATTTGCCATTCTTATCCCCTAGTAACGCTTGGAGTAATCTCTAACTGACCCTCAATAACTCGTGTAACAGTTCCACCTCCTGAAACTATTTCAACATCATAGACATAACGACCAGCTTTCATTCCGCCAGTCTGGGTATCAGTTAACTGGAGTTGTATCTGTCCGTTAGTTGGTATATCGACTGTTGTAGTAAAGTCTATAGCAGTTGTTGAGCTATATGTTTTACGTACTTGTCCGGATGTAGTATAACCGGTAAGATCCAAAGGCTCGTTCGTATCGTCTACGAGTGTTACTACACTAATAAATGTAGAACCTTGATCTGCTGTTAGGTTTGCGTATATAGCCATTGATAAAATCCTAGGTCTTTCATCTATTTATACTAAAAGAGGGCTAAAGAAACGACCCTATTAGTATTTATGGCTATATTTCTGGGAAGAGACAGGTCTGAATGAATCTGTTTACGGTATCTGGATCATATCCTAAAGATTCCATAACTCGTGGGGTGTGGGGATTTTGTTTCTGGTAGTGGCAGTAACGATTTTGTGCCTTTGTATAGTCCGATGAAGTAGCATCTTCGTCTTCAAGGTAATCTAAGTATTCTAGGAGATTGCAAGCTGACAAATTAAGTACTTCGTCTAGTTCTTTTGCATCTCTTATGTTACCAGCTGATACCATGTTCTCTGAGAATATTGCTTTTGCCCATGGTGGTAACTCACGCTTCTTGCTCCAAGCATAACCTTCCACTCTTTTAGCAAATATCTCATTTAGCTGATGATCACATTTTATAGGGCTAAAATCGTGAAATGCCCCGGTTACCTTATTTGGTCCAGCAATTAGATCGAATCCATATATAGGTGCAGAAGAGTTTATAGATGGGAATACACAAAGGTGCATCATATAAAGTTTCTTTTCTTCCCTCTTATCAACTATATCGATATGAGCTCGACGTGCACCTTTGCCGTTATAGACTAGATTATCCCACGGGAAGTCGTGTGTTTCGTCCGCGCGCGAAAGTCTAGAATTAAGTATAGCTTGAAGATTTTGAGCATGCTCTTCTAATCTATTAAAGATTAAACTCATCAGTAAGATCCTCAAATAATGAAATAGCAAACTCAAAGGCTACACGTGCTTCAGGGCCTAGATCATCAGTGAGTTTTGCTCTTGTCTTTTCGATTAGCCCTTTGCGATCTTCAAACTCATACATTGAACCTGATCCAGGCACACGAGACTTTAGAATCTGTCCGCCATATAGATCGCCAAAGTGCCTAGTGTAGATGTGTGCAAGTACATTCTCGTTTAGATCAGCTAAATGACTAATATACACAAAGGTAGTTGTTGCAACTACAAGCTTATCATTCTCTACGCCAAGTTCTTCTATATCAGCTCGAATAGCATCAGCTCTTTTAATATCCTCAATACCTTCTAATACATTTTGGGAATCAGCTACTTTTTCTAAAACAGAATATATCAACCATAGATTAGAAAGATAACTAGCGTATTGATGTTTATTAATATCCCCAGAAAGAAGTAATTGAGCAAACTTATTTTTTTCTGCTTTTTCGTGCAAATCCCATGTAATATCTTTTAGGCTCATCTTCCATTTTTCCATTTAGGCAGTTTAGGATCTGTCTCACTAGGGTGTCTTGCTAATCCCCATATGACTAAAGAGTATCTATTACCCCACCAAACAGTATTTGCTTCGTGTAGCATAAGTGAGGGGAAAGCTATTAAGCTACCCTGGGTTCTCGGCTGGACTTTAGCCTTACTATGATTATGTATAGTAATACCACCGCCAATATAATCTTTAGGATTACTTAATTCTATAGTAGCGGATATAGTTCTTATGGGTGGTACTCTCTGAACATCAACATGTGCTTTATAAAACCCTATAGGCTTATATGCTGTAAACTGCGGATCCTCGAAGGTAGTTATCTCAGTCTGATGTATCTTCCAAGCTATATCCATTATTATATTCTGCATACGCTTTACTAAAGGTTGCAGAGGATGATCCTTTCCCCTTATAAAAGATACTTGGCTCTTCCTTACCTTCTTAGCGAGCTCTATACCGCCACCAACCATAGCCTGCTTAACCCGGTGAAGTTGATCGTCAATGATAGCTTGACACTCCTCCGGGGTTAGCACGTTCTTTACATGGGTAATCTCATTACGCATGCTGCACCTTCATATACCAAAGATCTTCAGGCCATTCTTTAGAGGGGAAAGCCTGGGTTACTTTTAGATTGTTTTCTGTAATCATACTATTAAATGTGCCAAGATTAGATCCTTTCATATTTTCCATTAAAAGAATGCATCCATCTTCTTCTAGATACTCTGAAACATTCGAAAAAAAATCTTGGTGAATCTTCCAGTCTTTATCTTGGTGCTTACGATCATCATCATATAAATCAAACTCCTCTTGATTCTCTGGTTTCCAATCATCAGCAAAGCTAAAGTGTGGGGGATTACCAAATATTATATCAAACTTTTGCTTAGGTATATTAGAGAAATTATTAGAAGGTATAAACTCAACTTTTCTAGGTTTTATAAGAAGCATATTGTCGGAAATAGACTTGTTAACAACGTCTGATAATGGCTCATGTATATCTGTAAAGACACAATTATGTATCATACCATATCTCATCATCATAAATCCAATATAGCCAGGACCAGAACACCACTCCATTCCGTTTGTAAACACTTTACCAGCTAGGCAATCATCTTTTATTAAATTACGAAAAGAATCAAGAATATCATTTATGTGCTTATAACCATATCCGTCAAGTTGACCAGAGGTGGATATTTTGTATCCACCTAGATCAATTTGAACAATCTCTAAAGGATCATAGTTATTCATTATAGTACGTTAATATTAGGAACAGTTATTAATTTACCATATTCTGGCAAGTAAAGATATTGTATGTCGCTTTGCTTTAACATCCAAAGAGCATCTTCAAGAGTCTCAACCAATGGTTCACCTCCAAGGTTAAAGGACGTATTAAAGATAATTGGTACACCAGTCTTTTCTTTGAAAGCCTTAATAATCTTATAGTAAAGAGGATTATCTTCCTCTGATACAGTCTGAATACGACATGTGCCATCAACATGGATAATAGCAGGAATCTTTTCCTCCATACCAGGCTGGCAATTTACTGCATACATCATATGGGGGGAATCTTTCATACCGCGT